CTGCTTGTCCTTGGCGGGGGTAACCTCGTCGATGGCACAATAGATCCGCTCTTCATGCATACGCTTGCGGAGGAAGGGGCCGATGGCCTTGGAGATGTGGCCACGCTCCGCCCACCACAGGATGGGCTTGTTGCGTTTCATATTATCGAGCATGCCGTCACACACGGCGTCGGTCTGGGCTCGGCGCCAGAAAAGATCGGGAAGGACCCAGATATTGTCATCTTCGTCCACGCCAACCGACCCAAAGCAAGTCTTGTCGGCGTCCTGGGCGATGGAGACGGCGTGGTCAGAAGCCGCATAAACACGCAGATTCTGCGGCAAATCGCTGGGGGAAGAGTAGGTCTTGAGCCAGTCTCGCCGGAAATATTCGCCGTCATCGGGCGTAGGCTGGCCCTGGTACAGTGCAGAGAAGCCAAGGGCGTCCAATCGACGTATCTGATCTAATGTCTCGATCGGGAACCGCTCGGGCCACAAGGCCTCCCCTGGCTTGCGGTCCATGGGGTCGTTCTCGCCGGCAATGGCTGGCAACGCCAGGACCTTCCAGTTGACGGCCTCGTCCTTGTTGAAGCATGGGTTGGTCGGGTCGGTGAGTCGGCCGATCAGATCATCTTCGTGCCATCGGGTCATGATGATGACCACACGGCCACCAGGCATAAGTCGGGTCATGGCAACCTGGGTGAACCAGGTCCACAGCTTGTCTCTCAGGGCTTTCGAGTTCGCTTCTTCACGGTCCTTGATCGGGTCATCGATAACCAGCAAATCTGCGCCTCGGCCTGTAAGAGCTCCTCCCCGACCGACGAAAACTGCCAGCCCGCCTTCGTCCGTCTGGATTCGATCTGCGGCCTGGCTCCCTGTACGTAGCTTGCAACCAGGGAAGACCTGATGGAATACCGGCGACCGCATCGTTTCACGGACCGAGCGGCCAAAGTCTTGGGCGAACTCTTCATTGTAAGTGGAAAAGATCATCTGACGATACGGGTCCTTGCCCAAGAACCAGGCGGGGAACCGCTTCGACGCCAGCTCTGACTTGCCGTGGCGAGGAGGCATCGTGATGATCAGGCGACGCATGTTGCCGGCCTCGACCTCTTCGAGAGCGGCGGCGATTACTTCGTGATGTTTGGCGGCGACGTACCTGGACCGCAGGTGATCGTCTGGATTTTCAGGATCGGGAAGCGTGAACTTCGTGAAGTCGAGCAACGAGTCCTTGGCCTTCTTCAGGCTGAGGAGACGTTGAGCCGCAACGATCTGCCGTGAAATGTCGTCGGTCTCGTCGGCCATGTTAGGCCATTCGTGCCGGCACCCAGAAATCCTGGCCGAGCACGGTGACCTTAATTTCGTAAGGATAATATGACGCCTCGGTGCTACCGCTGGAATTGCTCGTGAAATCCTGGGCCATACGGCGCCAGGTCATATTGTATCCATCCCAACCCAAGACTAAGCTATTGTCGCCCCACATGCTGGAGGAGTTTGATGGCTGAGCTGTGGAGTACCCACCGGACAACCACGACGAAACGTCGTAGCCAGACATGTAGCCTTGCGGACCTGGAGGGCCTTCGGCGCCGTCTGCCCCAGGGGCTCCGTCTTGTCCATTACTTCCGCCGCCGCCGGTCTGGTCTGGAACCCAAGAAAGATTGTAGCCGTCCCATCCAAGAACATATCCGGAGCTCCCCCATCCAGGGAAATTGCTCGGCTGGTTGCTGGAGTACGTATTGGTAAGCCAATACGAAACATCACTGGTGCTAATGCCAGTGCCACCGCCACCGCCGCTGTTCTGGTCGTAGTATGAAAGGAGCGCCCAACTGCTGTTGATACGGATGTATGGGTTGTCGTCATACGGAGCGTCAGAAAAAGAACCGCCGTCCATGCCATTACTTCCATCTGACCCAGCCGGACCCATGTCGCCCTGGTCGCCCTTGCTGGCGATCAACTGCCATGAACCAGGATAACTGATTGGATCGTAGCCACCGGCGCCGATGAAGTTAATCATGACGTAGCTCGAACCGTAGAACGTCACATAGTCATTGGGGGCGTAGGTAATTCCGCCGTCGTAATCACCACGGTACACCCATTGCTGGGCGGCAGGTCCCTGTGGTCCTGGGTCGCCCTGGATTCCTTGCTGACCGTCGTTCCCTGCCACGCCCTGCTGGCCTTGCGGACCTTGCTGTCCCGCTGGGCCCACCAATCCTTGCGGGCCTTGCGGACCGGGGATGTAGTTGAGCGAGTGGGCTAACGCCTGGGCCGCACTTACGGAAGCTGAGGCGGCGTAGTCGGAAGCTTGATCGGCCGACGTAGACGCTCCAGTAGCGGAGAGAGTAGCCGCATTAGCAGACTGCTGTGCGGCGTTTTTAGCGTTATTGGCTTGGACGAGATAGGCTTGAATCGCTTGATGCCAGGCTTGGATTTCGGAACGATAAGCTTGAGCGGCGTTTTCACTTTCGAGGGCGTCTTCCGCCGATTGTTGGGCTTGGGTTGCATTTGCTTGGGTAGTGGAAACTGGGCCGGCGGGGGCAAGTAGATCCGCCAGGATCTCTTGGCACTCGGTGAGGGCAACCAACGCCTGGTTCTTGTACGTCAGGGCGTTCATGGCCGACAGTGAAGCGGCAGACGAAGCTGTCTGTGCGGAATTCTTGGAGTTTAAGGCCGACGTCTCAGACGTTGCCGCAGAGGTTGCGGAAGCCTGGGCCGCAAGCTTGGCCACGTTGACGGGTGCGATGGCACTGGCTCCGGCCTGGTTGACGCTGGCGATTGCCGCAACCTTTGCGATCTCTAGGTCCGTCAGGATGTCATCGATGGGCAACAGCTCCGTGCGGATGTAGCCGTCGTCACGCTGGATCTGGCTGAGTCGGCAACGGAGGTGGTTGACGATATTCCCGATCGTGTTGAATTCCAGGTCCAGCTTGTTGCCTGGCTGTTGGGCGTTCGGCGTGTTGGTGCCGAAGTTCGTGAAGTTAAACTGGCGCTCGTAGAGGGTCGGGACGCCGGCACAGGTCTGCGTGGGGTTGTTGCGATCAACTGGAGGTAAGAACGGATTGACCGTAGTTTGATTTCCCGATGCCATGGTTTTGCGATCGTGGAAATATTTTCAACGAATGCAAGTGAACACATTGTAGGACAAACTTTTCCAGAACCACAGATTTTTTACCGAAGGGGGGGATAATATCAAAGATCGTGATTCGGGGAGGTGGGGGAGGGTGGATCGGGGAGCTTGAGCTCTCATGCGTGAGCGTGCGTGTGCCTCATGCGTGCGTGCATTATGCGTGCGTGTATGCGTGCGTGTGTACGCACGTGCGTGCGAGGGTGTTAGGTCTGGTGCAGGGGTAGGGGTGGCCTAGCCCCATGTAGATCTGAGCTTGCATGACCGGCCAAGGTAGATCTAAACCAGGGCATGGATAAGCCCTCAACGCCCGTCAACGTCAACCAGCGCAAGGACAGCTGGAAGGGAGAGCTCCAGGTGCGAGCTCCAGGCCAGGCTCAGCTCAGCGACCAGGAGCTTGCCTTTGTCCAGGCCTATGTCGGCAACGGCGGTGACGCCAGGGCGGCGAGCTCAGGTTTAGATCTACCAGCTCCTGGCGAGCTCCTGGCCAAGCCCCAGGTCAGGGAAGCTATCGAGCTCAAGCGAGACCTGGAGATTAAAACCAGCGGCGCAACCAGGGCATGGTCGGTCATCGAACAGCTGATGACTGACCCGTCAGCTCCCGCCCAGGTTCGCCTCCAGGCGGCGAAGTGGACACTGGAAGCCTCAGGCCATGGTCTCAGCGCCGTTGCGGCGAGCTTACAGCTGGGCATGAAGCGATCAGGCAAGCCCCTGGCTGAAATGAGCGTCACTGAGCTGGAGGAATTCATTACCAGGGGGCGAGCTACTTTTGACTCCATGCGCTCAACGGTCAAAACCGTACTCAAGGCCAGCGAGCTCGATGCCCCTTAAAGGCCTCTAGCTTGCCCCAGGAGCTCCTTAGGCCTAGCCCTACAGCCACTGAGGCCAATCGAGCCCCTGGCGAGCTCCTGGGGCATCCTGGCTGAGCTCAGCTGTCATGCCAGCTAGATCTACTGAGCTCCAGGTTTTGATAACGCTCAGCTTCCATACGGCTGAGTCATTCCGTAAAGCCCCAGCTCGCTGAAAGCAATCCAGGGCTAGCTTGGCCAGGTTGTCAGCGTCAGGGGTTGAAACATGAGCCTGGCCGTGCCGGTCTTTATCAGCTGTTCCAAACCTGAATTCCAGCCTTATGGATACAGGTCCAAACAGCTCTTTGTTACACTGGAGAGCTTGCCTGGTTGCGAGCTGAATCTGATCTATCCAGGCCTTAGTGCCTTTGTCGGCGCATGAAACAGCTTTGCCCCTGTAAAACCTAGGCCTTGGTTGAGGCCTGGCCTTTCCATGCGCTTGAACAATCATGGAGCTGAAGCTGGAGCTGAGCTCAGCCTGGGGCAAGCTGGAAACAGGCTAGACCCGTGAAAACGGGGATATAGCTGAGTAACAGCGTATC